AAGCTGCTGCCGCACAACATAAGCCCGAGTAACCCATGGACGCGACCAACCACGCAGGAACCAACGGCCCGATCATCTCACTTGCAGCCGCTGCCGGTGCTACCGCGGCATCGTTCATCCCGGTGCTAACCGATTGGGTCCGCCTGGCGACTGCTGTGATTGGTCTGATCTGTGCGCTCTACGGCGCCTATAAGCTCTTCAGAAAATGAAAAACACCAAGACCACTCTGGCCGGTATCGGCGCCATCCTCGTTGCCATCGGCGGCGCTCTCAAAGCTCTCTTCGATGGCGATCCCAGCACCAACATCGACCTCGCCTCGACCATTGCCGCGGTGACTGCCGGGTTCGGCCTGATCATGGCCAAGGACGCCTCGGAGAAGCTGGAGATCAAGAAGCCCGAGTGAACTGGATCTACCAGATCATCAAGGCTCTGCTCGACTGGTTCAGAGAAACACCACCCACCGATGTTCAACACGGCAAAGCACCTGAGCAGCTTAAGGCTGATTTGGCTGATCGCATTGCCGATCTGCCTGGGCTGCCAGCAGACGAAGGTGGTGATGGTGCCGCACGGTGATCCGGTGATGCTGGCCAAGCCTACGAAGGCCAGCGTCTATTCGTTCGACTCGAACAAGAAGCTGGTGGGGCCGTCCAAGGTGACGCTGCCTGCCGGCTGGTATGTTTTACCCAAGAACTGATCATGGCCCAGCAAACCATCAACATCGGCGCAATCGCCAACGACAACACCGGCGACACGCTCCGGGGCGCCGGCCAGAAGATCAACGACAACTTCACCGAGCTGTATGCCGCGGTGCCGCTGGTTACACCGAGCACCTGGGTGCCGACGTTGACTGACTCCGGCGGTGGCCGCACTTACGCCATCACCACCAACACAGCCCGGCACACGTCCATCGGATTCGTTACCACCTTCACCGCGGACGTCACCGTCAATTCGGTGACCGGATCCGCCACGGGCCAGCTTCGCCTGACGCTGCCCGATTCGGTGACCTACACCACCGCGGCAGCCGTGTGGCTGACCAATGGGACCAACCAGGCCAAGACCATGATCATCGCCCGGGTGGTCGGCGGAACCAACTACCTCGAACTGTCTGCCTTCGAGACGGGTACTACCAGCAGTCTGGCAGGTCATGTTCAGGCGACGACCCGAATCATTGTCTCCGGCGTCTACTTCACCGCCTGATGACCACCATCGGATCCAGTCTCCAGCAAGGCATGGCAGTGCTCCAGCAGATGCTGGGGGCGCCCATGTTCATCTGGGAGGGCTCGTCGATCCGGTGCATACCGGCTGCTGTCACCGATGCCAACAACCCGGTTGCCGGTGGGTTCCAAGACAACGTGACCTCTCGGATTCTGGTCATGTTCTCCGACTGGAAGACCTGCGACAGCACGCTGGTCTCGATGGACTCGACGCTGTACACGCTCGACCAGGGCACCACCTTCTCGAGGCTTCAACGCGAGGATTCCGAGTTCGTTCTCCTAGAGAACACCGACCGTATCGCTCTGACCTTCTGCAAGCCACGACCGGTGGTCGGGCGCACGCTGGTTTATCAGGGCCGCACGCTGCGCATCCTATCGTGCCGAGTGGACGCTTCAGGCGCCTATTACAGCCTCGAACTCGGGGCGAAGACCAAATGAGGCCTGTCGTCAATATCACGGTGGATTCCTCGAGGTTCGACGCTGCGCTGAAGCAGTACCTCTTGGCCACCACCCGCGATCTCGACAAGGCGGTGAACGCCCGGATGTTCTACCTGATGGTGCGCTTGTTCGTTCTGGTGCCGCCCAAGAGCCCGGCATCGGAACGCGCACGCATCGCAGACTACCTTTCCAAACCGCTAGGAGACATCAACCGGAAGAGCAAGAAGACCGGCAAGCGCATCGGCAAGAGTCGGCTGCTGCGCCGTGTTCACCTGATTGCGCAGGCCCGGGAACGCAAGGCCGGCCGCCGCGGTTTGTACGGTGAGGAAATGAAGGAGGCCGCATCGGCAGTTTACCGCAAGGCCATCGGTTCGGTAGGATACCTGCGCTCCGGTGTGGTGAAGGCAATTCGGGTTTTCAACAAAGGCTTCAGCCAATACGACAAGCCGAAATGGAAGCCGCTTGTGAAGCCGGCCGGATACAAGGCCCCGAAAAAGCCCAACGCAGCGTTGGTCGCCATCGCCAACCAATACGGCCTTCCAGCGGAAAACGTCGCCGTTCACAAGGGCACTAAGGCAAAAGGCTTTCAAGCTGTGCCTGGCTGGAATCCAACGGCATCGGTGCTGATGCAGTCCGGCATCGCCGACAATCAACTCGGTCGAGTGAAGTCGATCTATGATTCGTCGATGCAGAAGGCCTACGACGACGAGCTGGCAGAATTATCAACTCACCTTACCGACGCGCTACTTGCCAACGGGCAGGTGTTGGTAGATAACGGCATCGACATCAAATGAACGGCGTTGCACCCAGAGCCGAGAAGGCGCTTGTCGACTACCTGGCCTCCGGAGATTGGTCTGGGGCCGGTGCCGGCACACCGTCGTTCCTGACATCCTACAGCCGCGGCCTGTACGACGATCCCGACGAGCAGGACACCATGCCCAACTTCCCGCGGGTGGTTGTCTCGTCGACTTCTGCGCGGCCAATGCAGCGCACGGATCTTACCTGCGAGGTCAATATTGAGGTCGAGCTGCAGCTATCGGCCGACGACACCGACGAGGCCGATGTGCTGACCACCGTGGCAGCGCTGGACAGCCTCATTCTGCCGCTTTTCGACGCGAATGGTGCATCGGTACTCGATGCCGACCAGGACAACGCCAGCGGTCCATTCACGGCGCAGTTCGCCGCACCGCTTGATTTCGGTGCATCTTCAATTTCAAATAGGTCTAGGACGTTCACCCGGACTTTCACGCTGTATTGTTCCGCAACCCTGTAACACATCACCATGGCTAACACTCAAGGCAGTAAATACGTTTTTGGATCACCGGCCTCGATGGCGCTCTATGACGCCGCGGGGAACCTGGTTGTCACCGGCTACGTCGCACCCGACGTCGAGAGCTACGACATCACGCACGAGGCTGACACCGAAGAGGTGCGAAACAGCTCCGGCGAGGTTGTCGGCCACATTGGCTACAACAACCGCCTGACGCTGACGCTCAACTTCATCCCGAGTGGCGCCAGCACGGCCAATGCCCTCCTGGCGGCCAGCCTGCCGGATGTCAACGGCACTTGCGTCATCACCGGCGCTCCCGTGATCGAAATCGGTGGTTATCCCGACGCGATCAATGCAGCCACCGGAAATCGCTGGATTTATTCCGGAGGCGGTTCGATCAAGACGACCCAGACCGGCAAGGCTACCGGCACTATCACGCTGAAGCGCTACACCAACCTGACCGCCTCCGGCGCCGCCACCAACCTGTGATCGGCCTGGCCGACATCCTGATCGCCACGGCGCCACCCTGTCCGATTGTGATGGGGCTGCGCCTTGTTCCGTTTTCTGTAGGGCACTCGTTGGTGCTGCACCGACTGCAGTCTCCGTTGGTTGTCGGTGGTGAGGTTGGCAGGCCAGAACTCATGCAGGCGGTTCTGATCTGCTCCCAGCCTATCAGCGAATCACTCAAAACGATGCGATCACCTCTCCGAGGCATTGCAGTTCGTTTTTGGACGCGCAAAACCATCAAGCTGTCGTTCGAGGTCGAGTTCGAGAAATGGAACAACTGGATGGCCGGCCAATCTACGGCGCCGGAGATCCTGACCAAGCCGGGCGTGAAAAAGGCGCTGTCGATGCCTTGGCCTGAGAGAATGATGGCCTGCTGCCTCGACCTTGGTCTGAGCGAAGAAACCGTGCTCTCAATGCCGATAGGTGATGCCGAAAGGCTTGTCCTAGCTCGAGCCGAGACCCATGGTGACGTCGAGCTGTGGAGCGCCAAGGACGAGGCCTTGTGGCGTTGGTCGCAGCAACATCCACATAACTGACCATGGCGATCTTCTCACTGTTGGCAAAGCTGGGGTTCGACGGTACGGCCTTTGAAACAGGCGCCAAGAGGGCGACCTCGTTGGCCAAAGGTATCAGCCGGGAAATCAGCTCGTCGCTGGCGAATATCTTCACCGTCGACAAGCTCGCCCAGTTCGGGATGCAGGCCATTGATGCAGCCGGAAAAATCAACGACCTGTCGACTCAGCTCGGTGTGACCGCGGAGTTCCTGCAGGAGATGCAGTTCGCCGCCGAGATGTCTGGTGGAAGCCTGGAAGGAGTCAGCAGCGCACTCGAGAAAATCGCGGTGGCTAGGACTGGTGCACTCCAAGGAAACCAAGGCCTGATTGCAGCATTCACTAAGTTCGGGATCACGGCAGAAGAGCTGAAGACGGCCAAACTCGAGGACATCTTCCTGAAGATCGGAAAGGCCTTCGAGAACGTATCGAATCCGCAGCAACTGCTCGAACCGTTTCGAGAACTCGCAGGCAGAGGGTCTGGCGCATTGATCCCTTCAATGGTCGAAGGCCTTGGCGAAGCAGCGCAGCAGGCTAGGAACCTCGGTATGGTTATGTCGAATGAGGTCATCACCACACTCGACGAAGCCAATGATCGGGTGGAGATCATGAATAAAACCATGTCTTCAGGCATTGGCGCATTGATAGCCAACGTGGTGGTGCCGTTTTTCAAGGTGATGGAAGCTGTCGGGAATATGTTCGAGACATTCGCCAGAATGCGGTCGCAGACGTTCGTGAATATGATTTCCGGCAAAGGTGTTGTGAGTGAGACTCAACACATCATCTCACAAAGCCTGCAGGCCTTCAGGACATCAATGGATGAACAGGACACCGAGCTGCAGGCCCGAAGAGAAGCCCGCGAAAAGAGGGCGGAACTGATGCGCAAAACTTCCTTTGAAAACAGCCCGGCCGGAAAGATGGTTGCCGTATCCGCGGTGTCGGGCGATCAGCTCGCACGCACCGGTGGGTTCACCGCTTTCCAGAGCAACATGGACCGCTACTTTGGCGCCGTAAAGACGCAGGCTCAGGACATCCGAGACATCAGCCGCAACACTCAACGCACGGCCGAGGCCGTCTCCGAATAACATGGCGACGATCCAACAAGCAAACGAGCTGGCAGCGTTTCCTGGCTACATCGAGGTCTCGAGATCCTACGACAACAGCGGCACAGGCCGCGTGGTTCAGCTCACATTCAGAGGACCAAAGGACGTTCTCAGAATCGCCTCGGCGCAATGGGTGGCCATTGGCGCCAAGTATTCGATCCGGGAGGACGGCCCCTACTCTGAAGCCACGGTCACAATCGGTGGAAGCAGCTACGACCCCGGCGTTGAGATTTACGAGCAGTCAGTTCCGCAGCCTGGTGAGATCGCCGACATCCGCTACGAGTTCCGCACGGATTACGTCGACATCAGCGTTTTTGCGCTGTCTGCAGTGGCCAAGGAGGCCGATGCCACTGGGGATGCGGCATACTACAAGAAGACCATCGAAGATGCAGTCAGGAATGGACAAAAGCTCGAGGATGTTTCTCCGCTAGGAAACCTTCCCATTGCTCGCCGGATCTGGGCGAAGCTGGCCCGCGGCGAGGACTCGTTCCCGGTGGCTCGGGTGAGCCTGACGCGCATCGCCACGTTCTCCGGCAATCTGGGGCTTCCGCAAGTTCCGCAAGGCATCCCGCCTGTCTACTACCCGCTCTCGTTCATTCAGATCTGGAACCTTCCTTTTTCGGTCTCGTCGATGCTGCCGCCTGTTCCTGTTGATCCGATCACCGGACAGGTGCAGGCTCCATCCGGGACCGCGTGGGGCTGGAAGCAAACGAACTACTCGACCAACCTGATCACCAAGACCAACCAGGTCGAGCAGGTCATCTCCTGGACGTTCGCCCCATACGATCTGGACATCTACCCGTTCTTCTAACCTCAACCAACATCCGCACACCTTATGGCAGACGAGATTCAAATGACGGCCCGGCTGTACGCCTCGAAAAACGGTGCGTACCTGCCCTCGGTCACCTACACCAAAACAGCCACCATGGTCGGCACCGACATGGGCAGCCAGACCCAGCTCATCGGCATCACGGTCGAGGCCCTCGACGTGCCGGTCGATGTCTCCAGCCCCTACAAGCTGCTGATCAGCAACCTCGACAGCACCAACTTCGTCGAGGCTGGGTTCGTCTCCGGCACCTACACGATGCGCATCCCGGCCGGTGAAACCATGCTGATCCCGTATGTCAGCGCGACGCTCTACCTGAAGGCCGACACTTCCTCGGTGACCATTCAGGCCACCTTCTGCGAGATCTAACCTACCAACACCATGGCCAACGAAGTCGAGATGTCGGCGCGGCTTTATGCTGCGAAAGGCGGTGCAACGATCAATTCACTGTCCTACAGCGCGGTGGCCAACATGACCGGCACCGATATGGGGCAGCAGACTCAGGTGGTCGGTACGACCGACGAGGCCCTCGATCTGACCGCGGATCTCGGTACGCCGTACCGCCTGCTGGTGGTCAACCTTGATCTGGTCAACCCGGTCTCAATCGGGCCTTCCTCGCCGTACAGCTTCCAGATCCCGGCCGGGCAGTTCATCCTGATCCCATGGGTCGATGCGACGATGTACGTCAAGGCGTCTAACAGCCCGGTGAAGATCTTCGCGCAGTTCTGCGAGATCTGACGCCATGATTCAGCTCCCAGCCAAATTGTCCGAGCGTGGTCTCAAGGCAGACCATGCTCGAACCATTAACCAGCTCATCGAGGCTGTGCGCCGGGTGCAGCTTGTCGCCGGGCCCGGGCAACGTGTCGAGCAGAACGCCAACGGCACGACGCTGAAGATCCAGCCGAGCATCGGAATAACGCAAACAGCCGAGGAATCCTGGTTCTACTGATCCGACGCCATGCCTTTCGCCGTAGACAAGCGGGAGAAGATGTTCACGGCGTCGAACCTGAACAGCCTCTATTCCCGTTTCGACCAGAAATGCCACCGGGTGCTCAACGGCAAAAGCCCGTTGTTCGCTGACTCAGCCTCGGGCGTGTGGGAAGGCAAATACCCATACGGCGTCTGGTACGTCTACCGAAACGACCCGGACACCTGCAAACGCCTCAGATCCGACAACGCAGTCGGGCCCGACTACATCCCGGGCATCGGTACCGACTGGCGCGACAACCACAACCAGGTGCAGACACAGGTCGAGCTGTCGAAGCTCGAGACCAAGCACCTCGACGTCGAAGGCGGGCAGGCCTACGTCGACCACTGGGTGGCCGGTGGCGACCCGTTCACCTGTGACGTCGCCGACATCCACTACAGCTTCGAGCTACTGAAGCGCGAGGTGGCCGGGATCCAGTACGACGTGCATCTCGGATGGGATCCACCGTCGACCTCGGGCCTGACTTCCTATGTTCGAGGCAGCCTCGGCGCCGGCATCGAGCCGACACTGCCTCCTGGCCGGATCCACAAGCACCGGCTGGCCGTGGCCGAGATTGCGCTCGATGGCATCTACGAGTTCCGTATCCTGCGCACATACCAGCGCTACGACTGCTGGCGGGTGCACAACTGCGGCACCAGGACGGCCGTGGTGCTGTTGCAACTGCCCGATGGCAGTGCAGACCGCCAATTCGTTGCCGCGGGCTCCTGCAGGGCTTTCCGGCGCCGGCCAGACGGCACCTGGGCGGTGACATTCCCGGGTGGAACCTTCTGCCGCTATTTCTTCCCGTACTTCACCGGCGACATCCCGTTCCTCGCCGAAGGGCCGCCGTCATGGTCCGACACCGCCACCCAGTCGGAGTTCCTGAGTCTCGAACGATCCGCCCAGGCCAACAACGTGGCCAACCCGTTCATCCTGTTCGAGTGGCGCCGGACGATGGTCACAATCCATGACCCGTTCATCCCTTACGACATCCGGCAGGTTTATTCGGGTTCCTATGCCGACCCGAGCAACGCCAACACGACTATCGGGGATGCCGTGTTTACCTGGGGCCGTGCCCGTGTGACGTTCAGCAACGCGGCCGGAGATGTCGTCTCCGATCAGATCCGCATCTTCAACGGCACGACCAGCCTGGTCGACCGTCTGCGGGATCTTGGCATCGACGTGAACGTCACGGCCACCGGGATGCAGGTGACCACGCAGCGTGGCGTCATTCGCATCTACCCTATCGACGCCAACATATTTACGACAGCGGCCGATCCTTTTTGGGAAATAGATGCGAACGTAAAGACGATTTCGACGGTCTACCCGGTGCAATACAGCACCGAGGTTTCACCGATCAACGGATCCGGCATTTTCAACTGGGCCGCTGGAAACGAGGCCACAATCTTCGACACCATGCGCGATCTTAGGCGCAGAATCGGAGTTGAGGTTGGCTTCCTGAACAATTACGACGATGTGGTCGATATTGTGGAGGAGAAGGTCTCGGTCGTTACGATGACACCGCTCGGCCTGATGTGCCGTGCAGCAACATCCGGTGGCATCGGTGGCAGCCTACTCAATAATTTCGAGACCACAGCCGACAACCAGAGCCTGTACATCGCCGACAGGCCTATCGGTTTCGGAGTCGGCCCGTGGTTCAATACCCGGTACACATCCGGCACTAGGATCTTTTACCTGCAGGTTGCCGGAACATCTGTCAGCCAACAATGGGCCAACGTCATGCCGACACTGTGCCCGGTTCAGACCGCAGGCGTTCCTGCAGTCAACACGGCCTTCATCCCTGAAGGCGGTCCTT